TAAAATCTGTTTATGGTACTAATGATGGTGTTACTGGTATTAATACTTTTAGTGCCGATATAATACAATCTACTGCAATTACGGTAGGAGTTGCGACGATTACTGCAGGTTCAGGTGCCAATTATATAAGCACTATCACCAGTCCAAATCTTGATGTATTCCCTGGTACTCTAAGATTAGATGATTTAGTTTCATTTACTGACGGGTCTTTATCCAGTCCTGATCCAATCTATGGAAAAGTGGTTGGTACTTCTTCTACTCAAGTTACCGTTACCGGGGTTACAACTGTATCCGAAGTAGTAAGTGGTTTATTACCCACTTCTCAAATTGATGTAAGTAATCTTAAAATTATTACTACCGAATTACAATCTTCTTCAGATAATAGTCTTTATACTCTTTTACCAAAACAAAATGTATCTGATGTAGATTTAACAGATGCTACTATTAGCATCAGAAAAACTTTTACTGGTCTTAATATTGCTAGTGGAGAATTGACCGGTACTTTTGAAGCAGGAAGAAATGAGAAGTTCCTTACTTTTGATGAAGAAAGATATGCAGTTATTAGATCTGATGGAAGTACCGAGACTTTAACTTCTGATAAGTTAATTTTCAATGCTACCATGACTACCCTCCAAATTATTGGATTGGGATCTAATGATAGTATCAATCGTACTACTTTGGTTGCTACTCTGAGTAAAACTAAACCAACTGCTAAGATTAAGGTAAGAAATAGAGTTAATAATCTTGTTGTTAATAAGTCTAAAACTGAAGGGTCTGGTATTGGTTCTACTTCCTTTAATGATGGATTAACTTATGGTACTTATCCATACGGAACTAGGGTCCAAGACGAAGTTCTATCTTTAAATACTCCTGATATCGTTAGAATATATGGAGTCTTTGAATCTGCAGATACCTCAGGTGCGTCTGCTCCTACTCTAGATTTAAGTTCAATTACTAGTTCATCAACTACCACTACTGAATTAATTATTGGTGAACAATTAGTTGGTCAAACAAGTAATGCTATTGCTATTTGTGCAGAGAAATTGAATAGTTCTAAAATTTCTTTCATCTATCAGAATGATAATAGATTTAAGGAAGGAGAAACTGTAATATTCCAAGAGTCTAATGCTCAAGCAGTTGTTTCGACTATAGATTCTCCAAGTTATGATATCAGTTCTAGCTATAAGTTTGATAATGGACAAGAAAATACTTTCTATGATTTTGGAAGGTTAACTAGAAAAGCAGATGCAGATGCTCCTGCTAAGGCATTGAAAATCTATTTTGAAAATGCTTATTATGAATCTACCGACGAAGGAGATATCACTACAGTTAATTCCTATCAGACTTTTAATTATGGAGATATCCCTGATATAGGTGGAATTTCTAACTCGGATATGATTGATATTCGTCCTAGAGTTACAGATTATTCCACTACTGAAAGTACTAGATCTCCGTTGGAGTTTTATGGAAGAACTTTCAATTCTAGTGGAAGTTCAGCAGCGAATATGCTTGCTTCTGATGAGAATATCACTATAGATTTCTCTAACTATCTGGGTAGGATTGATAGAATCTTTATAACCAAATCTGGGGAATTCCAGGTTGTATATGGAACTCCTGCAGAGAACCCTCAAAAACCAATTCCTATTGATGATGCATTGGAAATTGGAGTCGTATCCCTTCCCCCTTATTTGTATGATGTTAGTGATGCATCCATTGATTTCTTAGATTATAAGAGATATCAAATGCGTGATATTGCAGCACTTGAAACGCGCATTAAGAATTTAGAGTATTATACTGCATTATCTTTATTAGAAACAAATACTTCTAGTTTCTTTATTCCTGATGCAGACGGATTAAACCGATTTAAATCTGGATTCTTCGTTGATAATTTTGAAACGTTCCGTCCTCAAGATACAGCATATCCTGTTAGAAATAGTATAGATGGTAATAACAAGGAAGTAAGACCTACTCATTATACAACTGCTGTTGATTTAATGTTTGGTCCAGTAGTCAATACTGATGCTGCTGCTGACCTTGACTTTACTTCTATTGAAGGTGTTAATGTAAGAAGAACAAATGATATTATCACTTTAGATTATTCTGAAGTTGAATGGTTAAAACAAGAGTTTGGAACTAGATGGGAAGCGGTTACTCCATTCATTGTTGCTTATTGGAATGGTGATATAGAGTTGACTCCTGCATCTGATACTTGGGTTGATACTGTAAGGTTAGAACCTAGAATTATTAACAGAGAAGGAAACTTTAATCAAGTTGTAGCAACTTTAGCCGCTAATACAGGTTTTGATCCTCAAACAGGATTTGTTCAAAATATTTGGAATTCTTGGCAAACTATCTGGACTGGACAAGATACTCGTCAGGGAGCAACTCGTCAAAATGAGTTTATGGTTCAGACCAGGAATGCTAATACTCGTTGGCGTAGAACTGAGGTCTTTAGAGAAACTATTGAAAGGCAACGTCAGAGGAGAGGTGGAACTAGAGTTCTTCTAACAGAGACTTTTGATAGACAAACTCAAGGAAGTAGAGTAATTGATAGGGGTCTTGTTCCCTTTATGAGATCTCGCAATATCGAATTCGATGCTAAACGCTTGAAACCACTTACTCGTTGTTATGGTTTCTTCGATGCAGAAGATGTGACCAAGTATTGTGTTCCTAAGTTACTTGAAGTTAATATGGAAACTGGAACTTTCCAGGTTGGAGAAACAGTTACCGGGGTAATGCAAAATACAGGATTAGGTCGTGCTGGTGAAGCAGCCGCTGCTATTACCTTTAGGGTTGCAACATTAAATCATAGAGAAGGTCCCTATGATTCTCCTACCTTGACTTACGCTGAAAACGTATACAATAGTCAACCTTTATCTGCCACTTATTCTGCTACTACTACTCTTGTAAACGTAGATACCTTCTCCTTGCAAGCACAGGCACAAGGTCAGTATAATGGATGGGTTGCTACTGATATGGTTCTTACTGGAGAAAGTAGTGGTGCGCAAGCAACTATTACTGATGTTAGATTGATTAGTGATTTGGGTGGTAATTTGCTTGGAAGTTTCTTTATTCCAAATCCAAACACTTCTAATTTCCCACGATTTGAAACTGGAGTTAAGACCTTTAAACTAACTAGTGATCCAGAAAATGAATTACAATCTACTACTGCAGCTGGAAAGAATTTCAGTGCCACTGGAACCTGGGAAAATATTCAAGAAACTATTATCTCCACTCGTAATGCTACATTTGAAACACAACAGATTACAGAAGAACGTACTACAGCAAGGACTGTAAATGGTGGATGGGTTCAAACTGATTTGAGGTCGGTTTGGAGTCAGAGAAGAGGAGGAGATCCTTTAGCACAAACATTTACGGTTGAAGATGAAACTGGAGTATTTGTAACCAAGTGTGATATCTTCTTTAGAACTAAAGATGATATGGATATTCCTGTCAACTTCTCTATTAGAACGGTTGAAAATGGAATACCTACCAAAGAAATTATTCCTTTGACAGAAGTTGATTTAGATCCTAGTCAGGTAAATGTATCAAGTAATGGTTCTGTAGCAACTACCTTTGAACTTCAAGGTCCTGTTTACTTGGAACCAAATATTGAATATGCGATGGTTCTGATGTCTAGTTCAGCGAAATATAGTGTTTATATTTCGAGAGTAGGTGAAACTGATCTGGTAACTGAAAGTTATGTTGGTCAACAACCTACTTTAGGTTCCCTATTTAAGTCACAGAATGCTTCTACCTGGGATCCAAGTCAGTGGGAAGATCTTAAGTTTACTTTGTATAGAGCAGACTTTATTGAAAACGGAACTGTTGAACTCTACAATCCTGAATTAACTAAAGGAAATGAACAAATTGCTCAATTGCAACCAGATCCACTTGTTCTAACTTCTAAGAAAGTAAGAGTTGGATTAGGATCTACTTTAGCTGATTCTGGTTATCAACTTGGTAATACTTTCTATCAACTTAATACTAATGCAACTGGTAGTCTTGCTGGTGTAGCAGGAACTGCCCAGGGAACTTTAAATATTATTAACGCAGGTATTGGATATACTCCTCTATCTGGTAATTTCCAATTCACTGGTGTTGTATTAGATACTATTACTGGAAACGGGAGAGGTGCTACAGCTAATATTGATGTTACTGATGGAGTTGCTATTGCTGCTACTATCAGTGGAGTGGGAACTGGATATCAAGTTGGTGATGTTTTAGGTGTAACTACAGTAGGTCTTAATTCTTTGGGACGCAACATGAGACTATCGGTTGCGGGTATTGGTAACACTAATGAATTAATTCTTGAGAATGTACAAGGAGACTTTACAGTAGGAACTTCTAATACAATGATGTATTATAACAGTTCTGGAATCTCAACAATATTAAATTCTGGATTCCCTGCAGGTACTGGTGGAGATATTCAGGTTGCTTCGGTTAATACTGATACTGATGGTTTACATATTAAAGTGAATCATAGAAATCATGGAATGTATTTTGGTAAGAACCAAGTTACTCTTTCGGATATAGAACCTGACATTAAACCTACAACTTTAAGTGTTGCTTATAATGTAGGAGATGTTGGTGGAATACAAGTTGCCACTGCAACTACATTCAGTAATTATGAAAATGTAGCGGTTGGTGCAACTAACTATGGTTATCTTCAAATTGGAAGTGAAATTATTTCTTATGAATCGGTTAGTGGAAATACCATTGGGGTAACAACTAGAGGTATTGATTCTACTATTAAGAAATCCTATCCAGTTGGAACTCCGGTTTATAAGTATGAATTTGGTGGAATAGGTTTAAGAAGAATTAATAGAACACATAGTCTTTTAGACACAACTGTTTCTAATCCTATTACTTTTGATTCTTATAATATCAAGATAGATACCTCTGCTGTTACAGGAACAGGAAGAAGTACTGATATTGGATTCCCACAATTACACTTAGATAATACCAAATCTGGTGGTGGTAATGTAGTTAGAGCAACTCAAAACATACCATTTGAGATTATTACTCCTATGGTAAGGAATATAACCCCTCCTCGAACTGGACTCACTGGTGAAGTGAAAACTACTACTTCTACTAGTTTAAGTGGAAATGAAATTCCTTGGATAGAGCATGATTTTGAAGATATTGTTATTAATGAAACTAATTATTTGGATACTCCTAGACTTATAGGTTCTAAAGTTAATGAAGATGAATATCTATCTAACGTAAAAGGTAGTAAGTCATTGAATATGAGATTATTCTTGAATACATCTGATACTCGTGTAAGTCCTTTAGTTGATGGTCAATCTTCCAATATTATTCTAACTTCTAATAGAGTTAATAGTGTTATCACTAACTATGCCACAGATAGTAGAGTGAATAGTGCTGAGTTCGATCCTACTGCATGTCAGTATATCTCCAAGGAAATGGTTTTGGAAAATTCTGCAACTTCTATAAAAATATTAGTTGCTGCTCACATTCATCTAGATTCAGATATCAGAGCATTCTATGCGGTTAATAATAAAGAAGGACAAGATCCTATCTTTACTCCATTCCCTGGATATAATAATTTGAATGATAGAGGTCAAGTTATTCTGGCCGAGAATAATGATGGTTTATCTGATAAGTTTGTTCCCAAGACAAATTCTTATGGGTTCGGGGATGATGTAGAATTTAAGGAGTATGTATTTACTGCTGACAATCTACCTTCATTTAGAAATTATAGAATTAAATTGTCGTTGACATCTACTACTCAAGTTTTTGTTCCTAGAGCGAAAGATCTTAGAGTTATTGCTCTAGCATAATATGGAATATCATGGAGTTAAAGGGCATTCGGATTTATTGAGAGATCCTAATACCAATTCTATAGTTAATTCTAATAATAGTGATTATGAAAAGTATGTCGCAAGACGTAATGCGAAACGTGAACAATCTCAACAAACTGAAAATATTGAGCAAGATCTTGCTAATTTAAAAAGCGAAATGAATGAAATCAAATCTTTACTCAAGGAGTTAGTCACAAATGTCCACTAAAACCTTCACATTTGATCCAGATGCTGGAGTACCAGTTGGTGCGGATTTAGTCATTCACACTGGTTCGACTTTTAAAGCTAACTTTAACGTACAGAATCTTTCTAATAGTACATATGATCTTACTGGTTGGTCTGGTTCATCCCAGATGCAAAAAGGTGTAGGTATAGGAGGAACAACTATTCCTCAGGGAACTTTCACTGTAGGATTTACTAGTGCATATGATGGAAAGTTTTATTTGCAGATGGACGCTGATTCCACCAGAACTTTATCAGAAGGAAGATATGAATATAATGTTTTAATGACAGGTAGTACTGAAACAATAACTCTTTTTGATACTGCCATTGCTGCTGGTTCTACTGCAGGAATTGGAACCACAGTATTCACAGTTAATAAGAGAACTGATACTGCAAGTGGATATACTGTTGCAATCGGTGATTCATTTACGGTTGGTGCTGCTCTCACAGATGTTGCTATTGTAGGGGTGGGAACTACTGTTAATGAAATTACTATAGGAACTGCTCATACATCTCCGTTAGAGATAGTTCCCGGAACTGGAGTTACCTTTACTAGAACAGGATCAGCAACAACAATTTATAGTATGGTTAATGGAAATATCCTGGTAATAGCTGGGGTATCTTCCGCACCGTCATAAATATCTAAAAGAGTAGTTGTGTAAATGGCTAAACCAGGAAGTAGAGCAGAATTTAAAGAATATTGCTTAAGGCAATTGGGTGCTCCTGTGCTGGAAGTTAATATTGCAACAGAGCAATGTGAAGATATTATTGATGATGCTATTCAGTTTTTCCAGGAAAGACATTTTGACGGAGTTGCACAGGTATATCTTAAGTATAAAATAACACAAGCAGACGTTAATAGGGGAAGAGCAAGAGGAGGCACTGATAATGCAGCGGGAATCACCACTACAAGTGCATCTAGTACTATTAATGGTGTATCTGTACAATTTGATTATGAGGAAAATAGCAATTATTTAGAAATTCCTCCAGAAATTATTGGAGTAACCAAACTCTTCAGATTTGATGGAACTAATACTGCGACTAATAATATGTTTAGTCTTAAGTATCAGTTATTTTTAAATGATATTGCTTTTAACTGGGGTACAACCGAATTGTTATCCTATGCCATGGTGAGGACTTATTTGTCTGATATTGATTTCTTATTGAATACTGAGAAGCAAATAAGATTTAATCAGAGAATGGATAGGTTATATATTGATATTGATTGGGGTGAGATAAATGTTGGGGATTGGATAATTATTGATTGTTTTAGAGCATTAGATCCTGCTGATTATACTAGGGTGTGGAATGATTCATTCTTAAAACCATATACTGTTGCGTTAATGAAACGTCAATGGGGACAGAATTTGATGAAGTTTACTGGAGTTAAATTACCAGGAGGAGTAGAATTAAATGGGCGGCAAATGTATGATGATGCTGAAAAGGACCTAGAGAGGATTCGAGAGCGCATGATTGAAATGTATGAATTGCCTCCATTAGACATGATAGGTTGATATTATGTTGAATCCATACTTTCAACAAGGGGCTCGTTCTGAACAAAATTTAGTTCAGGATCTTATCAACGAACAGTTGAGGATGTATGGTGTCGAGGTTCATTATATACCTCGTAAATATATGACTGAAAAGACGGTTATAAGAGAGGTAGTTCAGTCTAAATTTGATGATGCATATCCTTTGGAAGCATATGTGGATACTTATGATGGGTATGGGGATAATCCGGTTATCATGTCAAAATTTGGCATCCAACAGACTAATGAAATAACTTTAACTATTTCTAAGGATAGATGGGAGACATATATTGAACCTTTGATGGCAAATGAATCTAATGTTAAATTAGTTACTCGACCAAAAGAAGGTGATTTAATTTATTTCCCATTGGGAGATCGTTTGTTTGAAATTAAGTTTGTAGAGCATGAAAAACCATTTTATCAATTACAAAAAACTTACATTTATGAACTGAGATGTGAACTCTTCCGTTACGAAGACGAAGTTATCGATACTGGTATTGAAGAGATTGATGATGCACTAATTGGTGATGAGTCAGATGGTGAGATTGATGGAGTTTCTACCATCATGGGACCAACCCAGACCCTTACTATGGTTGGGACGGGTGTGAGTGTAACTGCCGTAACGGGATTGGTTGATGGTGGTATTCAGTTTATTGAAATAGGTAATAGAGGTGGTGGATATACAGATGTTCCTAGAGTGGCAATATCTTCCGCACCCACAGCAGGAATAACGGGTATTGCTAGTGTAAGGATGATTGGGGGAATTGTAGCCTGCACAGATAACGTTAATCCTGGTGCCAAATCAGTGCAGAATGCTGATCTGAATAATGCTGGTGCTGGATATACAGTTGCTCCGATAATTAGATTTGTTAGCAATACTGGAGCAGGTGCTACTGGTATTTCTTCTATATCTGATGGTGGTATTGGTATTATAACGATGACCACTTATGGTGGACTAATTGGTGGTGGTGGATTTACTACTTCTCCTCAAATTACATTTACTAATGAAATATTTGAGGCGGGTGTTACTACTGCTGGTGCTGCTGCTACGGCTGTTGTAAGTACTGCAGGCACTATAACTGCTATTAGAATAACTAACGCTGGTGCTGGATATAGTGTTGCACCTACTATAACAGTTGCTGATCCTTCCTTCGGATCGAGTGGTAACTTTGTCTTTAATGAGATTGTAACTGGATCTGCTACAACTACTACCGCAAGAGTCAGAACATGGAATTCTGTTACTAATGTTCTTGAAGTTGCTACGGTTGGTGGTGAAGGATTTAAGATAGGAGAGACATTAACAGGAAGTAAGTCCGGTGCTACTCAAGTCATTAGAGTGGTTGATACACAAATTGGTGATGATGAAGAGTATGCAGATAACTTCAATATTGAAGAAGCAGCGGATGAAATTTTAGACTTTACAGAACAGAACCCCTTTGGTGTTCCCTAAATATAAGATAACAGGTGTCTAAAAATGTTTGAGTATTTTTATAACGAAATATTGAGAAAGACCATTATTTCTTTTGGTACGCTTTTTAATGGAATAACTGTAAAGCAAACTAGTTCTGCTGGAGCAGTTGAGGATGCCATTAAGGTTCCTTTGGCATATGGTCCTACTCAAAAGTTTTTAGCACGTTTAAATCAGTTACCAGACCTTAATAAGGCAACTTCTATAACTCTACCCAGAATGTCTTTTGAGTTTACTGGGTTGACATATGATCCTAGTAGAAAA